TCAGAAGGATTTTCTCAATCTTGGTGGCCCCATATATGGCGTGTTAAAGTAGGTCCTATGACTGACACACAAGAATTTCAAGATATCATGGAAACCGACACAGATATACTTAGTACATATGCATCTGAGATAGAAATATCTGATACTATTATAGAAGCCGCAGAACAAGAAAATAAGGGCTATTTAGATACTGCTCATTTATTTGATTACGATTCTATATCACCTGCACACGGAACACAATTTCCAGCAAACCCAACCGAAGGTGATTTCTTTGTACGTACTGATTTTTCACCAAATAGATTGTATAAACGGGTAGGTACATTATGGACATATACGGCAGATCATAATCCTAATGATGATAGTTGGGAAACAAGAACGTTTTCGCAACGAAGATTTACAAACAATCCCGATACAATGTCTATGCCAGGCGAAGATGTTAAATCTAAACAAGGATTATCTAGTGTAATAAAACCAAAGAGTGATGTATAATGGACTTTTTTTACGATAAACAAACTCGTAGATATTTGCAACAATTTATGCGATTATTTGCAAATTTTCAAATTGAGATAGATAGAGAAACAGAAACTTATAGAACTGTACCTGTTAGATACGGCGATGCAAATCGCATGGCGATGCATATTCTAAAACAAAATTCAGAAAATGTAATAAATTCTGCTCCGTTTATAAGTTGTTGGATTCAATCATTGGAGACAAGTCCGCAAGACAGACGAGCTCCCACAGAAATTGATAAAGTACAAGTATTTGAAAAGAAATTTAATTATGAAACAAACGAATATGATAATGAATTAGGTGACACATATCAAATCGAACGACATATGCCTGTTCCTTATAATTTAACAATGCAAGTAGATATATGGACAAGTAATAGTGATCAAAAGTTTCAATTATTAGAACAAATTTTAAGTTTATATAATCCTGCTGTTGATATTAATGCTACAGATAATCCTTTTGATTGGACAAGATTATCTATTGTAGAATTAACCGCTGTTACATGGTCAAATAGATCAATCCCAACTGGTGTTGAAGATACTATAGATATTGCAACATTGACATTTAAAATGCCTATACATATAACAGTACCTGCAAGAGTATCAAAACAAAAACTTATATATCAAATTATTTCTACTATTACTACTGCAAAATCTTCAGCAGAAATGGATCAATTTAGAAGCGACGGGACAATAACAGATGCACCCACTAGTTATATGGTAACAACATTTGGCGATAAGGTTGTAAATTTTACTGGGAACATAATAACATTATTAGATAAAAACGGGGCTCCTGCAACCGATACTTGGGAAGATTTATTTAAACAACGTGGTGGTGAATTAAGAACAGGAATTAGCCAAATTAAATTAATGGATGCTTTGACAGAAAGCGAAACAAATTTTCAAGTATACGGAACTTTATCTAATCCATTACAACAACAACTTACAGCAACGATAGATACAGATACATTACCTTCAAATTCAGCAGAAACTGCTACTGTAGATGCTATTATAGATCCTACTGTGGCCTATCCCGGAGATGGTACTATACCTGTTACGACAGATGATCAACGATATTTAATTTTAAATGACATATCTGGATCGGGTGGTGTTTGGGGAACCGCTGTAGGCAATAAGTATGATATAATACAGTATGGAAGTGGTTCTTGGTCTGTTGATTTTGATGCGAGTGCCGCCTATATGGGTTGTCCTGAAAAAGAACATACAGTTAAATCTACATGTGAAAATGCAGGACACACATGGGGAACTGTAAAATTTACACAAAATGCACAAGATAGTAAAAAATGGAAATGGAATGGTATCGAATGGATTAGTGCAATTGAAGCAAATTATCCAGCTGGCTATTGGAGATTATATTTATGATTAGCGGAGTAGGCGCTATCTTTTTGTCTTTACCTACTAGTAGAATATTACTTCAAATGCGTTCAAAAAATGTCAGTCATTCTGGCACCTGGGCATTTTGGGGCGGTAAAGCAGAAAACGATGAACAGCCATTAGAAACATTAGAACGAGAATTAGCAGAGGAAATGGGAGAACTTCCTGTTTCACATAAAATATATCCTTTACATATATTTGAATCTGAAAATGGATTTGATTACAAGACATTTGTTATTGCTTGTTATGACGAATTTGTTCCAACATTAAACAACGAATCTAGCGGTTATTGTTGGGTAGATATAGGTAATTGGCCGAAGCCATTACATTCGGGGGCTAAATTAGTTCTATATGATAAATCAGTTATTAAAAAAATACAAACTATAACAACAAATATACAAAAAATAGCCGTTTAATCAAAATTTTGGCCAACAATCGCGCCATACCAGGTGGAACCATTATCATATGAAGTAAAAGAAAAAATATCTACTCTATCATTTATTATAGTTAGAGTAGGCGGAGTGGACGCAGGCCATTTAAATGCAGTAAGTCCTGACCAGTTAAATTCTCTATTTACAGAACCTTGAATAACTTTTATAATAAAATTTGATAGTTGATTTGCAGTTGCATTTGTGTTACTAATTGTAAATGTTGCTACGGTCCCACTTGCACTTTCTAGATCCAATACAAAAAAGTTACCGGTGGCTAAATCTATGGTTGCAGTTGTTCCTGATACTGATCCAGTTCCAATTTTCTCAACAACACCGGCTTTAACTATAAGATTTTCTGTAACTAAATTTTGAGATAAAGTTACATTTCCTGTTGCATCAATTGTAATTGCATCTGGATCACTTATACTTCCAATAGTTCCTACATCTGATATAACTAAATTTTGAGATAAAGTTACATTTCCTGTTGCATCAATTGTAATTGCATCTGGATCACTTATACTTCCAATAGTTCCTACATCTGATATAACTAAATTTTGAGATAAAGTTACATCACCATTAGATGCAATTGAAATTGCATCGATATCTGATGTTGAACCAATTGTTCCATCATCTGGTATAATAATTTTTGAAAATGCCGATGTAAGGGATAAAGATCCAGTTATATCTAAATCGTGAAAAAATATACCAGGAGGAAGGATTACTGTTTTGGTTGATAAATCTAAAGTAGATGCTAATTTAAAACTAGTCACAGAACCATCTAATATTGCCGCGCTATCTATACAATTATCTGAAACATTAAAATTAGGATTTGATATATTAAAATATCCTGCGCCATTTATTGCTGTTAAAATATCTGCAGAATTTAAAATAATGGTTTTACCTACAAAAGAAAGACTTGTATCTAGTTTGGCTGATGTAATAGAATAATCTTCTAATTTATCTGTTCCGATACTATCGTCGGCAATTACATTATTTTGAAGGGTACCTGTTATTATTCCAGATAACGGAAAATTACTAGAATTAATTTGTGTAAAATTAAAACTACCTGTACCGTCTGATTCTAAAAAAGTATTAACACCTGGACCAGGATCAGACAAATTGTTTATTTTTAAGTGATCATATCCTATAATATCATCAGCATATGCTTCTGTAGTATAAACTAAATCTACAGTATTGGCACCCAGTTTAAATTCAAATTTACTAGATGCTTCATTCCACATAATAGTGGCTTTATCTTCTCCAGGACCTCTATTAATTTCAATACCTGCGACACCTGCAGATACTCCGGGTCCACTTTCGTCATCATTAATTACTATTACATTATCTTTGACAAGCAAATTTTGAGTATCAATTTCTGTTGTTGTACCTTGTATATGTAAATTTCCTGTTATTGTTAAATTAGTTAAGGTATTATCAATAGGATAAGTTAACGTTTTTGTAGACAAATCTAATGTTGCATTTAATTTTACTGCCGATATTGTTCCATCTGATATATCACCTTCCGCTATTGTTAAGTTTTCAATGTGTGCCGACGTAATAGTTTCATCTGCTATATGTCCGCTAGGTATAACCCCCGATAATGCACCATACGTAATAGGATAAGACCCGGGAGCAGACCATTGCAAGACTCCAGATGAATCTATTTGTAAAAATTTATCATCGTCTGCGGGAGAAGTAAATGTTATATTTAATTCTCTATGACCGATTAAGTCTTGAGGTAATGTTATTGTGTGTGACGAAACATCTAATGTTGTGTTTATTTTATCCCCCGAAATTGCTCCTGTTCCTATGTCTTCCCCAAGTATAGTTGCATTGGCAATTTTTACACTTGTTATTGTTCCATCAATAATAGATCCTGCTGGTAATTTTGTTAGTGCCATTATGCAAATATCCTCCATGTAGAACCATTATATACTAAGCCAAAATGGCTACGTTCATAATTAACTACTAAATCATCTGCTACACCCATTATTGTGCTTCCGTTTCGTTCAACAGTTAATGGGTAACCAGCAAAATTTCCGCCGGCGTCTACAATAGTAACAGCATCATTTTGATTAGGGGTTGCAGGTAATTTCATAGTAACTGGTGCATTTGTGGTATCAATTTGAACTGCTTGACCTGCATACGATGTAAACGGAGAATCTGCATCATTCTTATATTCAAATCCTCCGGGATCAACCGAAGAAAAACTTAATGCGCCTGATCCATTAGTTGTTAATGCTTGCCCGTATGTTCCGTCTGTTACAGCAAGTTCGTCTACTCCTATGGAATTTTGATTTACAGTTGTAATATTAATCGGAGATGCTTCAATATATTTGCATAACATTTTTGCATCTAAAATTGGTGCTTCTGTGAATACAACTTTTGTGCCAGCAGAATTAACACCATATGCCGCTATTGGTTCTTGGGTTAATCCGTCGATAGATACAAATAATTGTTTTACATCCATAACAGTAAATGTAAGAGTAAATTCTGTTTCGGCTCCGGTACCAGTAAAAACATCCTGTTGTACTTCTGCTGTATCTATAATTTTTTTCTTTAAAAACTTCATATTTTTCCTCTATTATAAACTATCCAAGCATTTAAAGACGTACTTCTAGTTGATTCAAAATACACAAATTCAAGGGAGTCTCCCGAATTTATTGTATAATTTCCTGTCCCACTGCCTGCAATAGATAATCCATTGGGATCTATTATCCAATTGTTTATAGTTTGCCTTCTTGTTGCATCAATAAGTTGAATAGTATCTCCCATTTTTGCAGAACTTGGTAAAATAAAAGTCATAGATGTAGGATTTAATGCATACGAATCTACCATATAATTTTTATTGACTTCTAATTGATAATTATCTGTTGTAACTTCAACCCAATTATCTAAAACTCTACCTGGTAATTTTAAATCTGTTCCATCATAAAAATAACCAGTTTCTATAATTTCAACTATATTAAAAATATATACAGCATTAACTCCGCTGGCAGTAATAGTAAACTGATTAACTGTATCTATATCTGCTGTAATTGTACCTGTTAACACACCTGTAGTTGAATTTAACAACACCCCATCGGGCAATACACCAACAGAAACAACATATGAGGTAGGTTCTGCTTCTAGATGTTGGTATCCGATAATAAAATTTGTGGTTGTATCTATCCAACACATGCCTAAATTCAAATTTATTATTTCATTTTGTTCTACATTTACGGTTTGAGTAGTAGTAGATATAAACCACGGCGCACCTCCATTTGCAAAATCCGGAACCCTTAATTCTTTTTCAACATACCAATTAAATAATATATTTTGACTTGTTTCCTTTATAGGTAGATAATCTCGTATAGTTGCATCTGCTTGTAGATCATATTTTGCAATCATACCCACAGTACCAATATTATCACTATCTATGTTTGATAATAAACCATCGCGCC